AAGAACAACTCAATGCAGAGTGGGGTAGACCCGTACACAAGTTCTGGGGTACTTACGGCATTGAATGCCCAGCTTATCCCCACTCCATTGCTCAATAAGGAACCGACCACTCGAATGCTGTTCCCGCTCGGTGTAGCTGCCGGGTCTACTGGGTGGATGCCCCCGATGTCCGTGAGCGCCCGCCCGTATTGAGAGCGGTCTTGTACGGAGCCGTTCTGAATCAGCAGGACGACGTATGGGAATAGCGGGTCGGGGGTGCTGGGAGACTGTGTACTCCAGAACAGGTTCCCGATCTGCGTGCGACGGGTCTTCAGGCTGGCCCCGGCACCCTGATTCACCAGCGTGTAGTCGCTCGCGTTCACACTTGATGCCAGTGGCAACTGCGACAGCCAGAGGTCAACTGGGTTAGTCATGGCACGAAGGGCAACGTGAATGGGGCCACGGGGGGCGTGAATGTGCCCACGTAGACGGCTTGCCCGATGATGCAGCGGCACTCGTCTGCGAAGGGTACTACAGTCTGTGTCTGCGTCCCGTTCGGGCTCAGCAGGGCAAGTGTGATGGCCGCGATGATAGAGAACGCGCAGACTAGCGACGCGACGACATTGCCAGCCACGAACATGCGCAGCGTGGTGCCATCGTGCGTCAGGGCCACATGCGCCCACTGATCCGTCAGCACGTAGGTATACGGAGTGGTCGAGAATGAACCTGCGGGGGACGAAATAATCCCTGTCAACTGGCTAGAGTTTCCCAGTGTGACATCTATCGTACCCCCGCCAGTAACGGACCAAGACAGGGTGTCACTGGCCCCCGCACCTGACGGCCACCAGATGAACCCCTCCATGCAGAACGTCGTCGCCGCTGCCGGGGCGTTCAGCACGGGGGTCTGGATCGAACAGGTGAATGGGAACGACATGTCAGCTCGACATCGACCCGGAGCCGAACTTGGCCTTCGCCGTGGAGGTGACCACATCGCGGTGACCACCGAATGGCGGGGTCTCGATCCATGCGTTCGATGTGACGTCGTCTGCGAACGTAGTCCCGCCATTCGCGCCGTCGAAGTGTAGCTGGTAGATCACGGACCATGTGGGCGCGAGGATCAACTGGCTGATTTGCGCCAGCCGGGTGGTGTAGTTCGGCCCGTTCTGATCAACCACGATGTAGTCGTTCAGATAGACTGCCGTCGCCACTGGCAAGCTGTCGATGTGTATCGGACCGCGCATCTGCGGGGGCACGGGCAGGATCTGCCCTGAGGACACCGTGGCGGCGGTTTGGATCAGGGCCTTCGTAGCCTTGCGCGCAATCGGCGGGCTACCCTGAATCACAATGTAGAAATCGCCCGGAGTAAGAACTTGGGCGATGTCTAAGGCGGCGATGAGGCGGCTCAAGGAATCCTCGGGTCTGGGTTGAGCTCTTGGTAGCTGCCGAACCCATTGTTCGCAGCGCCGGGGATCACGCCAACACCTGCGATGATGCCGTCCCGCATGTCGGGGTACTGCGTGCCATCCAGCAGCAGGAGCGTGTCGCCCTGAATGCCGTAGATGCCCGTGGTGCCTCGATCTGTCGAGTCCTTGTTGTTCCCGCCCGAGAACTGGTAGATCTTGCGGTCGGGCTGGCCCCACTCACTGCCCCATGCTCTGTGGCACAAGTCAGCCCACGAGGTGGATCTGGTGGTGACCTTACCACCTAGGTTGTTCGGGTCTACTGCCATGCGTGGCAGTATATGCTGGAGCCTATGCCGAATGCAAGCCCTGTTTGGCGTCTGAGCGCGTGCGCTCAGACGTACTCGGGCTCGATGTAGCCCGGCTCCTTGAAACTCGGGGCGTGGGGCTCCATGTCGTAGATGCGCGACGTTGCGTCGATCACGTCCTTCTTACCCCCGAATGGGAAGAAGTGCGCTTGCAGCTTGAGCTCCTTGGTCAGGTCGTAGATCTTCTTGCCCTCGTCCTGACGACGAATAGGCTGCGCCACTCGGTAGGAGTAGCCCGTGTTGATGAACTTGCGCTGCGTGCTGGTGAGGTTCTTCTCATCTGTCTCGTAGGGCAGATAGAACTTGTGCAGGCGGAGGTCAGGCCCGAGGCGCTGCACCCGGTCATTCTTCGCCCCCTCACCATCGCGGGGCCATGCTAGCTCCTCGATGTTGAAATGCCCACCGCCCTGAGGGGTAGCCATCTGCTCTCGGAAGTAGTCGAGGTCGGCCTGTGCGCCGAAAGACTCGTATCCGAACTTGATGTTCTGAACGCCCGTGGCTCGCTTCCACTTGTGGTACATCTGCGCGCTGCGCACCCAGCGTTCTCGCAAGTCCATGCGATGGTTGAACCCGTCCAGCAGATACTTGTTGTTCGCGTAGTCCAGACCGAGCACGACGATGGCCGTCTTGTCGCTACCCTTCTTCACGCTACGTGCCGGGTCAACCATGATATACACGTTGAGTGTCTCGGGGCGAACCTCGTAGGTGCGGAAGTCCTCGACGTTGAACATGCGCTGCTGACCAGCCAGCGGGTTCTGCAGCATCTGGCAGGAGATGGTCGCCTCGCCCTGCGCGATGACCTTCGCATCCCAGACTTCACGGGTGAAGAACACCGGCTCGCCGGTGAACGTACCGTCGTCGGTAGCTGGGTACATGCGGATCTTCACGGCCTTGCGCTGGATCATCGTCTCGTACGTGTCTGCGTACAAGTACCGCGTGCCGATGTGCCACTTCTTGCCCCCGGCTTTGCCAAGGTTATCAGAGAGCTCCCAGGCAGATGTAGTCTTCTGGATCTGCTCGGGGGTGCTGACACTGCCTTCGGTCACGACGTCATCGTACACGAGGAGTTCAAAGTGCTTGGAGACTGGCTGGCCGTCAACGAGGCCGTGGGCCTCTATGGTGCGCTCCTTCGGATTAGACGAGCGCCGGACTGTCAGCCCGTTGTCGAGAGACCACGAGGGGGAGTCCTTCTGGGGATTGGTGTAAAAGACCGTGGGAAAGAGGGAGATGAGATCTTGATTCTTCTCAAGTTCTTGTTGAATCTGGGCAAGAAAAGCTTTCGCGATTGGCTTCGTGTGCGAGAAGATGCCGATCGTTATTTCTGGATTCTTGCAGACTTCCTGAATAATGCCCGCATACGTGATGATTGTCGACTTGTAGTGTTCCCGTGCCCATAGGTCCAGATGACCATCCGGACTGGCCTCGACTTCACGACAACGCGCATAGAGCCACGGGTGAACTGCATCCAGTCTGTGCAGTACCCGGACGAGTAGGTAGTATCTATCGTGGATGGCGAGCCATGCACGGGTTTCCGGACCTGGAACAGAAGCTTCGAGGATTTTCCAGAGGTCCGCGATGTCCTCGAACTCTGCTGCATGGAGCCGCTCCTCAATTTCCTGGGGAAACATCCACTATCTCCCCGAGTATCTGCGACGAGGAAGTCGAGTCCGACTTCCGCTTCATGACCAAGTCGAACTTACCAAGTATCTTGTCGATGTCTGACTGACCGGGGGCCGTGTCCACGGGGCGCTCAGGATCCTCCAGCGCACCGACGATGCCGAACGCTTGACGCTCCAGCAGAATCTGATTCTTGAGGGCGCTGGACAGCTTGAGGTTGATGTCGGCTCTGCTGGGCAGGTCGATGATCTTCCGATACATGTCGTTCAGTCGATCCTTGCCCTGCTCGTTCTCATTCCTGAGTAGAAAGCCCAGATCGTCCAAGTTCTCCTCCTGGTCCATCAGCGCCTCGAGCTCGTCGAACAGGCGCTGAGTGAGGGTGCGGGCGCGACGAACGTCGCGCCGGTGCTCAACGAGGATGCGGGCCTGCATCTCAGCGTTGACGCGCTCGGCCTTGTCGCGCTCGATTAGGAGGCGCTCGTTATCGGCCAGTTCCTGGGCGACCTTCAGCTCGGTAAGGTGCTGAGTGCGTGCCTCGGGGTTTTTCGTCCAGCCCTCGTTAGAAGACCGTGCGAAGAAAGATGTGGTGCTGACACCGATCTCGTCTGCGATGCACTTCGCTGACTTGATACCTGCCTCGTACTGGGCGCGAGCATACACCCAATCACGGGCGTGCTCGGGAAGAAGAGCGACACGACTGGTTGGATAGTCGTGTCGCTGCTTCGGTTTCGCAGAATAAGGCCCGCGCTCGGCGGGCCTCATCTCCTCAGCCATGAGCGCGGGGGCTCAGGTGGCCGGGGGCACCGTGGCGACAGCCGCAGCCAGGGCGTCGGAGTTCGCCGTGATGTCGGCGGTCAGCGCGGCCAGTGCGGCGGGGTCGGTGCCAGCGGCGGCGAGGCGGGCGGCGATGCCGTTCAGGAGTA